TTATCTCTTTCGTATTCGTATTCCGAAAACTCTTTATAAGCATTAGGCGTTCTCTTAGGGTCAATAACAATAGTTCTTGTTTGAAACCATTTCATAGAATATTCCACACTCCCAGGTCCTTTTATTGCGCCCCTTGCCGGGAGCCCAAAATCTCTATAATCATTGATTGATTTAGGTTCAGCAGAATCGCAAGTAATAGTATAATCATCATATTTTCTTTTTAGAATCTCGTCCGCTGATTTCCTATTGCTCCATTTATTTTCGTAAATTTCATCAATGAGATATATCTTTTCAGTGTTATGATTGTAATACAAACGAATAAAAGCATACGGATTAGGGAAAAATCCCCAGTCACACCCCTGAAATATTTTGTCCATGCGACTGATCTCTTCATCTGTAATATCTCTAATCTCCAGATATTCAAATACGTTTCCGCCATCGCCATTCGGAACACCCAGGTATTCATGTTCATAGGCTTCTGGATTGATTTCTTTCAGATGTGCTGCATCATCAATAAACTTCTGTCCGAGCCACTCCGCCGGAGCTTCCAGATAACTCGAATGATGGATAACTCTTTTCGGGTTAGGTGTAAGCTTGATCCTGTTTACCCAGTTTGATTTTGATTTTGGTGGGTTATATGATGAAAAATCATAGGATTCATCGCCGCCACGAAGCACTGACTGATTAACAGAACGTTCCTGGGCATCTCCCTTCATTTGGTCTTTTTCTTCTTTCCAGAGGATTCCGATATATCCAAACTCCGGCTTAATAGATTTCAGTTTGGTTTCATCGTCCAGACCACGGAAATATATTGTCTGTCCCGTCTTAATATACTTGATCTCAAGTGGTGACACCTTGCATTCAAATTCTTCCATTAGCCCCAGTTCGTTGATAGCCCATTTCATGTTAGCATATACAGAATCTTTCAGAGTGCCGGCCACCTGTCTTGTAATGCAGGCGTGCATCTGGGGATTATTCTTGATAAGCTCAACAATCTTAAAGGCTACAAACGACGATTTCAGACCACCACGACCGCCCTCAAATACATATTCAATGTTAGGCTTAATCTGTCGGTTAATATCCACGAACGCCTTGCCAAGTACTCTGGCAGGAAGTTCGTATTTGCTTTCGTCTGATTTTGATACAGCTACCAACTGTTCCCATTTGTCTACCGCCTGCATATTTCCTTTAATAGCTTTATCGTATACAGCAGCTACAATACAGGCATTATTATTTGCATCCTCATCAGATATTCCCATCTTTGTGAGTTTCTTCTTTGCGGCAGTCGGGGCAGGGTTCTCAGCTATCATTTTTGCTAATTCAGAAAGAGTCTTTTTTTGACGACGTGCTTGACCCGATGCAATACCACCCTTTTTTGCAATTCTCACCTGTTCCTCACCTGCTCGAAACTGCGTCGCCGCTCTATTATTTAAATTCTGATCATTTGCCATCCTATCAACATCCAATCATATCCTTTCTGAATAAAAACACCCTAGCATAGTTATAGTTATATATACTATAATACCATACTAGGGTGTACGTAGCTCTCTACCACTTTTATAAATTTTTAAGTTTTTTAAAGCCTGCCAATCAGCTTGGCCAGATGATAATATTCCGCCATGACCTTACGTTTGTAGCCATAGAAGTCATTTTCTGTTGCAGGAACCGTCCTGATTTTCTCCATTGTCCGATAACCAATACTATTTACAATACTGTCATAGATTTGCGATTCAATGCCGGGTGCATATTTGATAGATACCTGTAACAGATTGTATTTATCACTTTCGCTAAGATTCCGCAAGTGGCTTTGTAATGTCGGTATATCATCCGGCGGCACTCCGTAATCAATCAGTGTTGCCTTTCTCAGCTTCATTTATTTCACCTTCTTCATTCAAACTCCAGTCACATGGTATGCCTTGAAAACATTCTGGACAGTGTTCGTATAATCTGCAGCCTTTGCAATCCGCTGACTGTCCAGTACAATATTGCTGTAGTACGTGGTATGCTGATATAGCAAGGTTTGGCGTTATGTCTGGTGTAGGTTTGTTATTCATTCTTCTTCTCCTCCACCTCTTATCGCTTGCTTTTTATCGCTCGTTTTTTATCGCTTGTTTCTGTGATTTCTCTCAAGCAGGCATTCCAACCAACCGCAATAATATCTTTTTGTGATTCTACATTGTCAATTGGAACAATATACTCTTTTTTCTCAGGCAGCGGCTTAAATGGACACCAATCAGGAATCACATCATTGTTTGGAACTCTCCTACTATTCATTGCTCTGCACCAAAATTCGCTTATAAATTTGCATTTTCCGCAATTCTCTGGTGTATCTGTCACTAATACTGATTTACTCACCTACTTCACTTCCTCTCAACATCAGGCTCAAAGTGTTATATCCCGGGCAAGTCCTAACTCCGTTTCTGGTATCTCTTAACAGTACACAATACGGATATAACGCCATGACCTCATAGACGTGTTCTGTGGCTTCCTCGCCACGCTGGTCGATGTATTTGAAACACTTTCCCGGTCTAAGAAAGTACCTTGCACATACATACGCTTTTGTTCCAAATCTTACGCTTGCGCTACTCATTTGTGTTCCTCCTGTAATAATTCTTTATTGTCGAAGATATTGCCAACTACTTCAAAATGTTCCAGATCAAACTTATCAAGATATTCCCATCCGTGCTACCAGTTTCATGTGCTACCCATCCAGCAACGTTCCATTCAACGGTTTCATATGCCGCATCCTCTGGATAGGATTCGTCCAAGTGTGCCATCAGAATATCATTTTCCCAAATTTTCTTCCCATTCTTGTCGCAAAGTCCTGTGAACTGACAGAGGGTTTTCGGATCAATTTCCACACATTTCCATCTTACATAATTGTCTACATACAAGATTAAATGTCTTTTACCTAAAAGGTCATATTTTTTCACATAATTTCCCTCAACCCATTCTCCATTATCAATCCGCTTTGCCTTGAAAAGAATTTCTCTCATTCAACTCCACCGCCTTTCACGATTTTGATTGCAACTTCAAACGCATCAGTTTCACCCTCGAAATACTCCGATGCTTTCTGTAATGCAGCAGTTCTTGTCTTTTTTGTTTTCAACTGCTCCACAACCTTGTCCGCATCAAAAGCTGTCGGCTGTCCATCAATTACTGCACCTATTGCAAAATCTATATCCGAATTTCCAAGAGAGTCAATTATTTTGTCTGCATCAATTAAACGCATTTATTCATCCTCCCACATTCCCAACAACCGCATCCTCTCATACAGTACAGCGACGGTCTTGCGTCTGTATCTGTAGAAATCTTTCGGGTTCATCGGGATATATCTTTCTTTGCTGATTTTCCTGTAACTTTTCCGGTGTAGGATATTCTCAATAACCATATCCGCTATCACCGTGTTTTTTCGGGCAAGCTGACAAGGCAGCACCGGAAAGTGGGTATCCGTACTCTGCCGGAAAGTCTTTCAGCATCGTATTCAGTTTTTCAATGTCCTCTGCCGGAATACCGTAATCTTTCAGCTTTTTGTTCCTTGTCGGCATACCGTTCTCCTTTCTATTTGTCTGAGTGGTGCTTGTCATACATGATCGCCACGCATACAAGGCCAGTCGCTCCGAATATGGTTCCAAGGGTAAATCCTAATATGAATGTAATCATGGCTCGTCCTCCTTAACATAATCTTCGCACTCCTCTGCATATTCATAACTGTCCATATCGTCACATCTACACTGGCAGGAATCCTGTTTAGTACAGCAGATGCAGCATTCTGTTTCACCGTCCGGACAGGTTAATTTACATTTTCCCATTTAGTCCTCCTTGCATGGTTCTGGCAACGGTGTCCATGCAGTTACAGGCAATCTGAATTCTACAGGAGTCTCAATTTGCCCTGGAACTACAAAGGCTCCAATGCCGTCTCTTATTAGTTCATATCTACCAATTGCCGGGATAAAGCCTTTAAGCAGTACAGCAACATCCTTGCCCGGATCTGGCAGTTTCTTTTCGACTGGAATCCAATCGTTTTCATTTTCATCCAGTTCTAAGTCATCCTGAAGCTGTTCAATCATGTCCAGAACGTCTCTGGCGGTAATCATTTCGTACTGTTCTGCCAGCTTCTTCATCTGATTGTGATAATCGGTTAATCTATCTTTGATATGACTCATTCTTCCACCTCCTCATAAGTTTCTCTGAATATATCTGGTTTGCATGGATAAAACTCTCCATGAGCACCACGGATGATGTAATCTCCTGCTTTTGCGACCATGATTCCTTCAAGTGTTTTTATCTCGCACCACGCTGGCTCTGGATGGTATTTTCCAAAATGGTGAGTTATAATGTCGTTTCTGCTGACTGCATCCCAGAACCAGTCTTCTCCAACCAACCCTCTTTCGTTAAGTTGAAATGCATCAATTATAACCGGCTTCTTTCTGTACTTCATACTTCCACCTCACTATCCTCTGGCATCTGATAATCAATATGTCCATTTACATAGGCTTCCTGAATCATATCCAGTACTTTCATGGCTTTTGCTTTGGTGGAATATTCTCCGAGCAAGCAACACCATCCCATATCTCTTCTTACACTTATTACTCCACCCGAAACTTCGATATCGGGTAAAAATTCAAATGCAACTAAAACTTCCTTGTTCTGACTTCTGATTAACATTTTGCGTCCTCCTTGTAATTCTCAATCTCATTGCAGTTAGGTTCATAAGGTTTTGGATATACAGTATATCCACACTTCGGGCATTTGATTTGTGGTGGAAAGTCCCTACTCCATTCCATGCTTCCACCGCATTTTCTGCAACGGATGTATCTCTCTACTTTCTTTGGTTTTGTTTTGAAGAATGAAGTGTAATTATTATTTTTCATTTCCATCCTCACTTTCCCCATGTAAGCAACTGACACGCTATTGTGCAGTCCTCCATGATTTCTTAACCAAATGCTACCTGTCCGTTATTCTGCATGACTTTTCATTTCTCCTGAAAAGCTTAATTCAATTCCCAGTTCTTCCTTGATAGCCTGCACATAATCAATCCATTCAGCCAAGCCCTGGTCGATATAGTCCGAAGCTTTGTCCATGCCTGCCATGAACTTCTGGCATCTTTTCTGACCGAACCCAAATTCATCATGCAGGACAGCTATCGCCATGATCACGCAGCATTCCGACACAAGCTGTTTGATCTTCTCAGATGCTTTGTCCAGGTCCTTTCTTGCCAGGGAAGTATGTATTCCTGTTACTCCCCTGAATCTGCATTCCTTTTCAAGGGCTTCGAGACCGTCCTCTCTGGTGATTCGTCTAGCAAGGTCAAGACCATCTTCTCTCCCGCGTTCATACTCTCTCATTTTGTTCATTTCTTCACCTTTCCGAACCCGTATCCTGTCGGAGCATAGGCTCTATCAGTACTGGGGTGTGCTGTTTTAAGCAACCCATCATCAATAAGCTGGTTTAAATGTCTCCAGATGGTAGCTCTGCTTGCATCTACTTTCTCGCAAATCTCGCTGACCGATGGCGCGTATCCAACAAGTTTAAAGTAACTTACTACATACATGTAGATTTCTTTTCTGAGGGCCTGTCCCTGTTCATATTTGTTCTTAGTGTTGTACATTCTTTCTCACTTCCCTCTGCTTAGAATCTAATAATTTATTAAAAGCAACTAGACAATTCTTAATAAACTGTTTATCATTATCATCAGGACACATTTCTGCATACTCTCCAAGTTCTATCAGACGATCAGTAGCCTGCTTGGAATATTCGTCTGTAAGTTCGGCTGAATAGAAATCTTTTATAGTTTTCCAAAATTCAGTCATAAACCTTTGAATATACGGAATATCCTTTGCTTCTACTTTTATTTTTATCATCTCCTTTGAATATTGTATACAATGTACTGTATACGCTCTATTTAATTTTATTTTATAAATATAATATATTTATATTATTTTAATATAAGTAACCCACAGTAACCGAGATGTAACCGTACTAATTCGTGTAAACCATTGATTTTACAGGTAGGTAACCGGGTAACCGAGTAACCCTGACTTTCTCATATAGGGAAACTTTTATACTCAATATGTGCATATAAATACTCAAATATATATATATAGAATCAAAGGTTACCTAGGTTACCCGGTTACCTTTTGGACGAATTGTTTGTTAATCAAACACAATATCGTCCGTAATCTCAAAATTATCATTACAATTAACAAATCCTTTTGGAATTTCATCCACAATTTTCAAAAACACACATTTGGTGACAATTCCGTCAAGTTTTTTTGCTTTGGTCGGATAACCTCTACTGTCGGTTTCCACAAGTCCCTTCTTAACAGCCCATGACAAAAATGCTTTTCTGGAGAATCTTCCGATTTTGCATAAATCATCAAACGCTGCGCTATAGATTATTGCAATTGACGTTTTTTCTACCGGATCATTGTCGATAATTCCCCATCTTTCTGTTTTTATATCCGGGTTATCATCGAATTTAATTCCGTTCATGGCAATCTTATCAAGCACGAACCAGTAAGCGCGTTCGTTTTCAGATACCATTTCTTTCTCTGTCAGAAGATTCTTAGCCGTCTCAATGTCAATGTACTGGCTATCATGGAACAGCTGATCTGTTGCGATTTTATCTGCTGTCAGGATAATGCTCATTGATATGCTTTGCTTCTGCATCTTGTCATCGTCCTGTATAAGCCCTTGATAGTGCTTTTGCAGGGCTTTTATATCATCAATGGACATTTCTTTGACTACATTTACAAAATCGATTCCTGCGTACCCGTAGTTCTTTTTAAGGGTATCTGCGGTAAGCTGCGGATCATCAAAAATTTTCTCAGAACACTCAACCTCGATGATTCGGTTAATCGCTCCGCCCTGGCTGACATACCCGGCCAGTGGACGTTCACCGTTAGTAAGGATACAATTCTGCCAGCGATTCTCCCGGTTAACGCCCAGTTCCTTGTTGGAACGGCTCTTTCCTTTTCCGGAACATAAATCGTATACAATACCTTCAAAATTATCTCTGATTTTAGCCGACACTTTAGAGGTATCATCCAGAATCAGCGGTAAGTTGTTTAGCATATCAGACTTAGCTTCCAAGGCCACATCTGTTGTCTTGAAGTCTCCTATATATCGTGATTCGCCTGGATTCGCCCAGACGGAAGCTCCCAACATAAGCGTCACAGTCTTACCGCCCTCGGTTTCACCCCATAAGTCCACAAAAAACGGAAGAGCGCCGACCAGTTTAATTAGAATGCTTGCAAAACTTGCAGCCAACATGATTTTTGGTTCGATTCTTCCAGTAGCACGAACCTTTTTTACATGTTCATACCACTCTGCTCTGCTGCCACCTACACTGATACTTTCGTATAACTGTCGAAATCTCATATCACCATCAAATACGATATTCTTGTCGTAAGGCAGGAAATAATCTCGAATCCACCCGATTTTACTAGAGGAATATTGGATGTTGATATAATCATCATTTGCATTCTCAACGTCTGACAGATACCGTACGAGGAACTTCGCATTCTCAGAAGTCACTGAAATACCAAGCGCGGATAAACCAACAATTTTACTGGCTGATGCAACCATAGTTTTCGGTACAATAACCTCGGACCATTTATTATTCCTCTTATAGATTAACTTTATCTGTTCTTCCCCAGTCTCCAGATTCTTCATTCGTTCAATCGGAAGAATAGGATGATAACAGGCTATAATGTCCGGTGATCCTGGATTTGTGTTTGATATTCTGATTCCGTCATCATCTGCTATCCAGTTAAGACATTTCATTCTGTCATATTCACAATCGGAGAAATTAGTCCACTGATCCAGCATAGATAACGTCCTATTGCTTTTCTCTTGCTCGATTATCTGTTTCTGAACCTTGGTATAAGCTTTTAGTAAATCTTCAAATTTCTTCTTAACTCCAAGCTCTTTCGCTCTGTCCAGAAGAGTCAATGTCAAACGTGCCTTGTAAATCTCATCTTCTTGCTTGAATATCTCATTAAACACTTCTTCTTCCAGAATTGATTCTGATGTGAGCTTGTTAATCTGTTCCATTTTCTTTAATCACCTTCTTCCAATCCTGTTAGAAATCCATGCTTATATAATGCAAGCTGTAATTTGTTCCATGCTTCACACCAGCCATCTGATAATGGCCTTGCTCTGCCAAGAATAGACCTGTAAAAATCAATATCGGACAAACATTCCTGCAATTCTTCATTCTTCTTCCGTTCTGCTTTCTCTCTCATTTCTTTTTGCTTCTGAGCGTGATATATTGCCATTCTGGACGAAAAATCAGGTTTATGGTATGTTCCACCAAGAATCTGAAAAGCTGTCTTAAAATCGCAATTATCCATATTCTGAACGAAAGTAAAAATATCTCCGACCGATCCACAGCCGAAACAGTAAAAGGAATCATCGTATATCTTACACGAAGCTGACTTTTCATTATGGAATGGGCAACTGATAAAGCCAGCTCTGTTCGGAATCATTCCGTATCTAGCAAGAACATCTCTCATGCTGTTCTGCTGCTTAATTTCTTCTTTCGTCATGTCAGCAACTCCACGATTCGCCGTCCAGTCTCTTCTTTTGTACAGAATTCAAACTGGACGTTATATCGGTCTCTGATAGTGCAAAGGGAGCGAAACAGAGAAACTCCTTTAATTTCTTTCTGAATATATTTTTCTTTCATTCGTATTGTTCTCCCATTGATGTTTTTTGTTCTCCAACGAAACCGCTCCATTTCTGGCTGGTAAAAAAAATACACATCTTCAAGGCACTTTACATCCTCGCCGTGTTCGCAAAGAATGACTAGCTTTGATTTATTGTCAATAGGCTTTAACAGCTCTCTTTTAAATCTCTCATGTTGAGCGCATACATTTCCATATAACTCTTGAAGGTCTTTTTTTGTATCTATAGATAATGGAATAACTGTTTCCAGATCCTTTTTACATACTTTCTTTTTGCTGTCAATAATAGATTGAATCTCATCTGTAATCTTACAGTAATCGCCAAATGGAAGTGGTACAGGGACAAGAATCGCCCCCATATTTTCCATTTGTTTGTGTTTAACAGAATTTGACTTTCCATGTGAACCGGAAAACTGGTTTTTATCTACTGCAATTTTCACAAAATCACCTCTTAATTGAAAGGAAGTTCTTCATCGATTCCATCCGGGATATTCATAAATCCATCTGTACCAGCTGGATTCGCTCCCATGATAGCTTCTTCTTTCAGATGATCGTCATACGCTTTTGTGGTACGCTCTTCTGGAATATCTGCA